ACATCGGTTACGTACCAAGACGAATCCACTTTTTTTGCTTTTTTCCCCCCCATTGCTAGTATAAGATAATCACCATAAATAGTATGATCCCCGGTTCCGCTATTATATCCAACCGGACCAACAGTCATCCAATTACCAGTTGCATCTGGTTCTTTTCTATACCATCTATTTGTATATACTAACAAATTATCATTATAGTAAGTAATGTTTTTAACCTTATTCATACTATAAATACTCCTATTGCGTTGCCGGGTTCTTTATAAAGACCCCTTCTTTGTTCGATAATTGTTCCTGTCCCGTCTGGCGTTTTTGTTATATATCCATTTAAACAATCATATAACCATCCAAGCGGGACATTAACTCTGTTGCCCTGATCAAATAGACCGTTAACTTCATTAAGATTCAAAACCTTTTCCATTAATTCCTCACAATTCTAATCTTATCTGATTGTGGGCTTCGCAAAACGTCACGCATTTTATTAAAAAGACCCGGATCCCCATACTGGCGATCGCCAAATAATCGACGCTTATATTCTTTGTATTCTTCATTGTGTCTATACTGAAACCCCTTGTAACAGACCATATTTGTCAGCACAAGACGATCCCATGGTTCAGGAACCCAAGACACCCCGGAAGATGTTGACGTGCTTAGAGTGGCTGGAATTTGCCAATATCTATATGAAACCTCTTTACCATTCTCTCCAGATCCCGGTATATTATTAAATTTAAAATAATCCCCCCATCGATAAACAACATCCGGAGTCCCTGAATTCGTTTGGGTTACATAATAATAATCAATTTCTTGAGACGAATAAAATTCAAGGTTTTTACTTTCATCATATCTAAATGACCTTTTATCTATTTCCCCCGCATCAGATGCAACGGCATAAGTGTTTGTTCCATTAGCGAGTGTGATTGTGCCAGTTTTTTCAAGTGGTGTCCACTCCTCCATTGTCGCTAATTCAACAATAGATTCGTTCAACCATGTCCAGAGTTTATAATCAAGACCTGTTAAATCGGTCAAAGCGGTGGATGTGTCCACGCCGTTTTTTAATTGAATGTCATTAAGCAATTCTAAAGCAGTAAGCTGTGCCATTATTTTACACCGGCCAAAATTTTAAAAGGAAGCAATTCCCTCTCAACAAAAGCATCATCATATTCCTGCCCCGTGTTGACTTTTATATTTTTTATTTCCTTTTCGAGAATCTTTAATTTGAACTCAAGATTTTTTATTGCATTCAATATTGATCTTCTTTCTTTTATCGACTCTTTTCTGGAATCATTTACAATTTTTCTTATAATATCACTATTTAATTTAGGTCTTGATTTTTCGCTATTATTGATGGATTGAATGATTTTATTCAACGAATCTCTTTTTGATTCATTGACAATCTTTTTTATGGTTGGGCTATCTATTTTGGGCCTTAGTTTTTCATTTTCATTAATCGATTTAATTATTTTTTTCAATGAATTAAAATCTTCTTTTACTGAGAAAATGAGATTTGATATATTTTTATCGTTATCAATAATTCCATTAAATAAACCGTCCCGCTTTTCAATTACTTTTGCAATTTGCTTAATTGATTCAACTGAGTTTTCTTTGTTTGAATCAATTATCTTTTCAAGTTTTCTTAATACTTGACCCTCATAATCGGCCCTATTTTTTATTGTGTTGAAAATAATTCTAATGTAATCAGATTGATCTTGGATCTTATTCAATTGCGAGAATTTTTCATCTTGTGCATATTGAGTGGGACTCTGACCGTCATCCCATAAAATAATTCCATTCCACCCAGTATCAGCCGAAAACGTTGTTACATATATCCCACTCGAACCAACCTCTATTACATTATCAGTTGATCTTGATTGTTTTATAGTTCCGTCAAAATTATATAACGTATATCCAACTGTTGATAAACCGGTTGAATGAGACCCAAAGTTAACCGAAGATTGTCTTGTCGCATCAGCCATTTATAACAATCTCTCAAATATATAAGTTAAAATTACTCCGTATGACACAATAAATATTCCCCAAATCCATTTAATTTGTTTTTTGTTTGAATTGATAATTTCAAGATGAGATTCACATGGAAGCGATCCAAGATTTTTAGTCATTTCCAAAAGAATATCATTTAACTTTAAGTTTGTTTTTGCTTGTATTGTCTGTATTTCCGAAATGCTTTTTTGTATATTTGTCCAAACTTCTTCACTTCTTTTATCGTGATTTCTCCAACGCTCATTAAATGTTGTTTCTAAAATCGTTAATCTGTTTTCAATGTCGTTAGGTGACATAATTGTTCTTTCTTTAATCGGTTAAAGAGTTCGTATCATATATTTTTACGGATAACTCAACGTACTACCGGCAACCCAAGTGCCGTTCGTGCAAGTTCCATCATAACCATTTCCGCTTCGATCTTTTGCCGTCTCCCCGTTCGCCGCAGAACCGTCCTCGCCGTCATCGAGGGGAACGTACAAATCAGGATCAAGTCCCTCCTGTTCCGTATAATACCGCATTCGAGAGGAATAGATTCGTGCTATTTGCGCCGCTGAAAGCACAGAACTATAAATTTGAAGGTCTTCTATTTTTCCTTGAAAATAATTATTGGCATCGCCAGAATTTCCACCAATTGATAAATTAGCATTATTTGACGCCATATTATCTGCATCTGATTTCGTTTCATAGAACGACCCGTTTATATAAAAATCAGCGTCATCAGTTGCATTTGAATATGTTACAGCAACGTGTGTCCATTTACCAAGTGTAATTGAAGATGCTGTTCCGTAATAGGTTCCCCATAACGATCCATCGTATGTGATTACCCGCAATGACGTTTTTGTCCCACTATCTTGATATAGATAAAACGAATAAGCTACATGACTTCCACCAAATGAACCTTTTATAACTATGTAATTGGTTGAGTATGTGGAGTTGTAAACCGGGCGTATCCATGCGGAAATCGTAAAAGCATCAGGGCAATCAACATCCCCTGATACTATGCTCGATGAAGAACCATCCCCCTCCCACGCCGCAAAACACGTCCAGACGATCAGGCACGATAAAACGAATACGAGAAATTTATTCATCCGCTTGCCTCGATTCGATGATGTTCTGAACTGCATTCACAAGGTCGTTCCAATCACGGTTCGGGAGCGGTTCGATACTGGACCCGGACGCCGCATTGACCTGCGCCGCGATCTCATTGACCTTGCTCCGGGTTTCCACGAGAGAGTTCGCAATCAGTTTCAGGGCCGCACGAATCAATTTCGACCGGCCATCATTGGCCGTGATATATCCTACCGCTTCGGCCCGGGAACTCGTAATCTGCGCCGCCTCTGCCGCCGCCTGTTCTGCGGCAATAATAGCGTCCTTCTCCTCCTGCGAAAGCTCCGTAAGTTCACCGTCAACAACCCGGAGCCATTTCCGTGACGTGGAGAGCAAAATATTCCGGACCGGAATATACTCTGCGTCCTCGTTGCGGTACACCAACACACGTTCGCCCTGCAACCCGTTCCCGGTCAGCCGCGCTCTCGTGACCTTGCCGTCCTCGTCATACACAACGGAAATCGCCCCGAACGTCGAGGCGCAAAATAACAGCATTGCAATCAATTTTTTCATTTAGCTTTGCTCCTCTAATATTACGCCAAGAACCTCAACGTCATCCGTGGCGTCGTCTGTAGTAGAAACGTCCCGCATAAGATGAAACCGGCAAATATCACCAGCCGCAATCTCGTCGGCTTGCGTGACGGTAAACGTGATCTGCGCCACCCTCGGATACCCGGCGGTCTGGTCCGTTGCTAAATCATGATCCACGGTTTGAACTGAATCGTACCCGTCAGAATTGAAGTCCTCGCTGTCGGAACTCGGGGTCGTGGCCATGAACTTCGCATCAAACTCAACGTCCTTGTCACCGCTCTGCGTTGTAGCACAGGAGAAAACAATCGTGACCAAAATATCGCCGCCCGCATAATCGTTGCCCATGACAAACTGCCAGACGACCTCCTCATCGGTCGAATCATCGAACAACCCTTCCCAAGGTCGATCCCCGCCGTCAATTGCCATAGGGTTCGTAATGTCTGCACCGCCCAGTTTTCCGCTTTGGATCGGGAGATCGAGACGCCAGAGGCCGGAACCGGAACCGCTTGCATCGGCCTCCCAAGTTATGGTTCCACTCGCGGAATCGTATTTCGGAATCTCATTATCTGCCGGGGTGTCGGTCGTGGCGACCGTGTAAACCTTGGCACTTGCCGCATACATGATTAGCATACCCTGTGTGATGCAATCAGTATCAACGGCCATTTCACCAGTTGCGTCAACAGTCGGAGCCGCTCCGTTTGGGACTTCAAGACTGTCCGCACCACCGAAGTCATAAGCTCCCGTCCCCGCATCTCCAGTGTTAAGCAGAAAATCATCGTCAACATCAAGATCGTCATCCGTCAACGTGATATGGTCCCCAGCTGTTAGATTCGTATCGGCTGAGATATCAAGACCGCTGATTGTGCTTGTTGTGTGAGTATGCGTCGGGTCTTCACCAAGGTCATCCGTAAAATCGGCCAACGTAACATTTGCGTAATCAATTTCATTATCACCAGCGCAATCATTGGCGAGTGTCAACGCCCCATCAGCACCGAGCGTCGCGTCGCCACTTACGGTTTTATTTTTCCAATCATCCGTTGCGGACTGATAAATTAAAATCTGTGCGTTAACGTGAGACGCAATGGCAACATTCTGTAGGTCATCGATATCATCATCTGTCACGTCATCTTCATCCGCACCGGTCAAACCACTAACATCTATCGCATCAGCCCCGCCGCTCTCATGTTCACTGGCGTGGGTTTCTTCTTCAAGGTCAGCCGTGATGTCTGTCCCGGCGTTTTGATCTGAAATGTCCGCCGCTGTTACCGTGACATCACCATTTGAGTCTATGTCATTACCAACTCCAAGGACGTTTCCAACAGTAATTTTCTTGCTCGCAGGCGTTCCACTTGGATCATCAACAATATACATGACATCCGTCAACGCAGGACTCGCAATCGCGTCGAGATCAGTCAATTTCTCGTCATTTTGTGCATATAATTGACTATATGACATTATTACAAATAACAATGATGTCAGAAATGTTTTTCTCACTATTTACTCCAATAGTAGTTTGTCGCCACTTTCCAGCAAAAAATAGCCGCCGCTTTCAAGTAAAAGCGCAAATGGCCCAACGGGCCAAGAACCCCACGCGATTCTTTTCCACTCTGTTCCATTGTGAACATATAAATAATTTGCATCAAAAGACATTAATCCATCACTTCCACTTGTGTAAGGATACGATGGAGCGGACACAAATCTTGTCATTCGAACAATTCGATTGCCCTCATCTGTAATCGTGCCGTTATCAACAATTACCTTTCTTGTTGCTGGAACGGACGGTGATCCGTCTTCTTCCTCAAATTTAGTTGGAAACGTTGCAACAGCCCCACCGTCAGCAAAAGCGTTAATGCAAAAAAATAATATTATAATTAAATACTTTATTCGTTTGTAAATAAATAATGTGCGTCGTTCCATGATGGATACCTTTGTTCAAAATTCTTTCTATACAAAACCAATTTCAAATCATTTTTTATGGCAAGTTTTTCTATTTCACTCCGTGAGGGAAGAATCCACTTTTCTTTCCATTTTGGGAAGTGGCCAAAATCCCTGATTCCTGTTGAAAACAAAATCTCAGGACAAGGAAGTGTTATTAGAACGCACCCATCTCTTGCAAGTAATTCTTTTGTTTTTTTGAACGAATCTTGGATTGAGTCCACGCTTTCCAAAACATGTCCCAAATGAATGAAATCAAATTTATCGTTAAATTCAAATTTATTGTAATCTTCTGTAATGTAATCATTATCAATGATGTCAATGCCGGTGGAAATCCACCCCCTCTTTTCCATGAATTTGATTGCGTATGGTTCAACAAAACCAACATCAAGAAATTTTCTTCCATAAGTAAGGTCTTCAACAAGGGGCGAGTATACACGCATTACATACTCGGACCTCTCTTTCATGCCTTTTATATTAATCCACTTTTCTTTATAGTTATTATCAAACTTAAAATCGGATTCATGATTATGAAAGATCGTTCCACACTGACAATGAAACCACACGACTACATCATTACTTTGGCATCTTATTTTATAACTTGTAAATTGCGGTTTACCACAAAGCGGACATTTGGGGTTTTTATCTTTCATTTCAATATTAAGATCTTTTGTGTTCATGTAAAACCCTTTCTATCTTAGATATGACTTTGGGAACCGGCAAACCATAAGTGCAACAAAACGGAGTAACCAGATCGGGATCGCAAGGACACTGCACTTTCGCATTGTAAATCAAACGAAAACAGGGGGCACAGGGCACACCCTCTGATTCTATACTATAATCATTCTTGAACCACTTTGTTACATTTTCTCTTGTTCCAGATGTAAGTAATCCGATTTTAGGATTATCCCAACACCCGGAAGCGTGAAGCAATCCCGTGTCTGGCGATATCGTAAGAAACGCATGTTTTACCATTAAACACGATTGACGAAAGCTCCATTTATTTGATTTCCATATAACGCGCTCGTGTCTTAACCCACCTTCAAGAACCTCACAATTTCTATCCCCAACCGTAATAAATACAACGTCTTTATATTTTTCAAGTATGGCAGACATTACAATTTGAGTGTGTGGATAAAACTTGTGTAACGAGCTTCCTGACAATCCCCAAACTATAATTTTTTTTCCAATAAACTTCTCTCTAAATCTTGCGTTTTCCTCCTCTTCCTTATCAGTAAAAAACATTTCCGGAGTGTAATCGAATTTATTGAAAGTGTGTCCATATTTTCTAATTATAAAATCGTAACACTCCTCATAATAATTTTTATTACAAAGATTCTTTCTGGATTCTTTATCAAGATTGTATTCTGGTTGTGTGGGGTGTAAAGAAAGATTGCACTCAAGACTTTCACAAAGATCGTATAATTTATCGCACTCATACGCCTTCTGAGTTGCCTTGAAAAAATCAACAAGTTTATGTAATGGTATGGAATCCTTTTTATGTTTTATTATCTTATCCACATTAGGGTTGTTTTTTAGAACCTCAGCCCCGGAATCTTCTGTTGTTAAATAGAATATTTCATAGCCCTCACCTTTAAGTTTTTTAATAACTGGAGTAGTAATTAATGTATCCCCAAATGCTCCGAGGCGAGCTATTAATATTCTCATGCCACCAATCCCGTTCCTTTAAGTTTCATATATAAACCCCAGGATTTTTCTTTAATCGCTTCCTCTTGTCTCTTTTTGTCCTCTTCAATAAGTTCCTGATAATCTTGACAAGTAGAGTTTCCACAATGAAGAAGTCTTCCTTTTCTGAAATCCCATCTCCCTTCTTTTATGAATCTCTCTATTTCCGAGTGGTCATAGGCAATCCATCTACCGCAAATTGGACACCTGAAATCATGTGCCATTTCATCCCCACTGACACCTATTCTTTCAAAAGTGTGTCCAAGTCGGGGCTTCATTCCACGAGCCATTAATTCATGGTTGCTTATCTTTTTGAATTTTCCGACGCTAATTCCAACCATTAACTATAATTCCTGACGTGTTTATTTCTTTTAATCTTTTTTAATTTTTTTGATTCAGTTCCCTTTTCATAATTGACCCCGACAAGCTCGTTAATAGCATCACGTTTATAGTCTTGACCCTCTTTAAATTCTTTTGCGGATTCCCAATCCGGGGTGGGAATTGAGTCAATAAGTTTCCCAAACCAGCTTTTCTTTTTCTTACTCGCCATCTAATTCCTCCAAAATCTTTTCGATTTTTTTATAAACTTCTTTATGAGAATAATGATCCTCAACAAATTTTCTATATGCCATGCTATCATATTCATGATTTGTGATCAAATCAACGGCTTCACTAATCCCTGTCCAAATAAGATTTTCCGGAAAATTATGTTTACATCCAATCCAATTATGAATAACGGGTTTAATTCCAAGCGACATTGCCTCAAGGACATTATTCGGGTGCCCTTCAGTTACTGACGTTGTAAGAAGGTAATCCTTATCATCCAGCCATCCTTGAATGTCGTTAATGTGATTATAAGTTATTACCCTATCTCTTAGACCCATTTGTTTTAGAATGTGATTCATGTAAACTATATGTCGTGTTTGCTGTGGTGCGCCAGCAATATGAATATTATATCTTTTATCAATCTTATTTAGTTCGTATAATACCTGTGGGACCATGCTGATCCCCTTTTTGTGATTGAGATGACAAACCATTGCGATATTATAACCACGATAATGTTTTTGGGGTTTCCATTCATCGAGGTTTATTGCGTTGGGAATATAAATACTTTTACATGCAATCTGCGGAGAAATTACTTCAAGGAAAGATTTGTTACAGAAAACGGCTAAATCAATGTTCTTCCAATTAATCTTTTGTATAAACCCTGAAAAAATTTCATAACTTCTAATAAACACAACTGTTTTTTTAAAGATTTTAATATTGCATTTTGAAACAAACTCAGCGTGTTCATTCGCCCACATGATAACACCAATTTTCTTATTATATTCACTCGGTGCTTCAAACCTTCCGCCAATGTGCCAGTTTATCGAAATGTTTTCCTTCTCTTTGAAGTAATCATTAATATATCTTACCCATGCGTTATTCCAATATGAATACATTTCAACTTCCATTAAATTACTCCAAGGTAAAGTTTTTCGAGAATATGTATGTTTTGTTCCATTGTAAATTGATTTCTTTTAAGGAAAACATTTTTTCGACACGAGTATCTTTCTTCCCATCTATCCATTAATTCTTCTACAGAAGAAACCGATATACCTACTCCATGTTTTTGAACGAATTTACCAACTTCTTTTGCGTTCATTGCTATAACCGGAATACCGCCAGCCATGTATTCAAATAATTTGTTTGGCATCGCAACATCCCAATTCATGAATTTATCCACATTTCCAGTCAGGCCCCAATCGTGATGACCCATTGTTGAAATCATTTTATCATATTGGAGGCTTCCGGCAAGGATTGCGTTTTTATAATACTCCTGTTTTTCTTTGTCCATTCCAGTTGTGTACAAATAAAACGGAACACCCTTTTCTTTTAAAGAGTCAGAAAGCTTTTTGTAATCTGCATACATCATCCACTCAGGATGACGGTTCTTCATCATCGTTCCGCCCTCGTAAACAAGACCGCCTGTTCGTGACCAATCTTTGTACTTTATATATCTTTCGTTCACATAAGACGGAAGAACGCAATACCTTTTTCCTGAAATTTGATTTTTATTTTTTTCTAATGATATCTCACAACACTTATCCCCAACAAAAACAAAACCATCAGCCAAATCGAATGCAATCTCTTCTGCATTTGAAAAGTGCTTCACTTGTTGAGATCTATAGGTCATACTATCATGAACATCCAAAATCACTTTTATATCTGGCCTTAATTCCTTAACAATATATACAAGCCAATTAGGTTCATTATGAATGTGGATTATATCAAAATCAACACCCTTGATATAGTTTTTTAGTTGACTTATTGTTACAAATGTGAAAAATGATTTCAAATGATCTATACATAGCGGGGATCTTGTTCCGGCGCCATGAATTTCGTGTTTAGTTTTTTCTGATAAAGCGATACATTCTTTTGACATTCTTATACAACAGTGATGCCCCAAGTGTAATATTTTCACGGCGCCTCTCTTGAGTTGGTTATATGGAGGAGGGAATATCCCCTCCCCCACATAACTTGTTATTGGTTAAACCGTAGGGCCTTCCCAATCAGCCTGATAGTCAACAAAAAAGTTTGCGCTACCGCTGACACCGGGATTGGTGCCAATACAAACCACCATGCCATGATTCTGTGCAATCGACGTAGCGGTTTCGGGCGCGACTCCAGTTGCCTCACCAGTACCAATGGTACTAGACCCGGGAACAAACGTAGCAAGTTTGGTCCCGTTAACAGTTCGCAGTTCAAACGTAGTCGAAGTGGAATTCACAACGTCTTCGTTTCCGGCTCGGATACCGAATTTCACGATTTTACTTTTATAGGGAAGCGAGATATAAGCCTCGGCTATCGTGCCAGCAGTCCCAATTTCAGCAATCGTGTCAGGAAGCAACCAAGCACGCTGTACAATGCCAAACTTCTGATCATCATATTTGCCGTCCATTGATTAACTCCTTTACGCAGACGTAATGTGAATAATTCGCTCAATACCTTGATTAGTGGAGTTCTGGTCATCGCTATCCAAATCCCAGGTTTTCTTAAATCCACCAATAAAATACCAAGCGAGTTTTTTCGACCTTCCGAGATCTGTTTCCTCATATCGAAGTTCCTCGCTAAGGGCAACAGCCTCCGTAACAGCCTCACCACCAAAGAAGAGTCCTTCTCCCTTGGAGGAACTACCGATGCTGTTACTGAGAACATTATTCTCTTCAATAAACCGAGCACCATAATACTTTCCGATTTCATCATTAAATCGAAATTTGGGATCGGCATACTGTGCGATGGCCTCAAGGTAGTCGTAAACACCACCCATCGCGTCCGTAGACAAAATGGCAATGTAAAAACTACCGAGTTTAGGAATGTGACGCTTTTTAGCGTATTCCACGATCCGTCGCATATTTTTGTCAGACGGGTTCACATCAGCGGTGGCCGTAGCCGTACCGTCAGTTGTGAAAGTGGTCGTATCCGTAGCAGAACAAACGCATTTATATTTAGCAGACTGAAACTGCGTACAGGCCGCACGATCAAGAACGTCATGCTGGTCATCAATCAAACCAGACTGGTACTCGTCACGCATGTCGAAATCAGAAAGCGTAGTGGCCTTCTGGGTATAATCAACAGCATTACCATACTCAGTCACGGTGACAGAATCCTTAACAATCTTAATCCTGTTCGTGGGCATCGTATTTGTTTCAGTGAGGGTTCCACCCCTCGTATCAATGCGAAGTTTCTTTTTGAATTCGACCGTATCACCCGCGTTGGCACCAAGTCCCTCTTTAATGTCAACAAACTGACGAATGATGTACCGGGGACCGGCCTGCATCCGCATTTGTTTGGACATCTTAGGGGAATAATAATATGTGCCATTATTTAGCCACGTAGTTTGGGTAATAGCCACAACTCAATTCCTTTTACAGAATTTTAGAACGAAAGTCCTCATATCTTTGAGCAACATCGTCCTCGGGAGAATCTTCTTCCTCTTTAGGGGGCGGTGTGTTTTTTTCAGTAGGATCACTGATGTTTCCACGCGCCCCATTGGGAATCTCGTCATCTCCCTTGCTCTTCCCCTTTTTAATGGAGTCGATCTGCGCTTGATACTTCTCCGCAGTTTTCTTTAGAGCTGTATACATATCTACTCCTGGTCCAAGTTCCTGGATTGCGTCTTCACGTATATTTTTCTCCAGAAATGCAAGATCGGGGAATTCGTTTTTTATTTTATCCATTGCTAATCCTTGCTCAATTAGCGCACCCGATTGGTAAAAACCCTCTCTTTTTGACCTCTCCAAAAGTTCAGACAATTTCCGGGCCGCGCCCTGGGGATCGTCAATGTTCATTTCGAAGATGTCTTCCAATTCTTTTTCAAGATTTGAGTTTTGTTCGTGTGGGGTTTCTTCTTCGGAACGACTCAGCTGAGCTTCAAGCTCCTGTAGTCGTGATTCCAAAGAGGCGCTTCGGGTAGATTGTTCTTGAAACTGACGGTCTTTATCCGTCAAATCAGAACGCAACCTCTTTATTTCCTCCAATGCCTCCTCAGCAGACATCTCAAGACTTTCAAGAGTTTCTGCATTATGAGCGTTTGGATTTTGGTTTTCTTTAGGCATGACGGCCTCCTGTTATCTATTTAAAAGTTTAGTCAACTTTTCTTTTGCTTTGTTTCCTTGGTCAACCCTTACACCAATCTTGGAAAATACTTCTCTAAGCGCTTTACAAATTGCCCTTGCGTTCCTCCCTTCTTCTGTTTCATCAAAAGCGAAATGCTCGGATTCGTCATATACTTCACAAATCCTCGGAAAAATATATTTATTCCAACCGGGACTATTCAATGTTGATGAAATGCTTTCAGCTTCCGCCTTCCGTTCTCTAACATATTGCTCTTCTTTTTTATCGCGTTGACTCATTACCTCTCCTTTGCGGTGGGTTTCCAATTCTCTTTGAAATTCCCTTCATCACCATTTCATTATTCATGTTTGCTCTCATTTGTTCCTGAATCATCGTAACCAACATCGCCCTTTCGTTCTCCGGCCTAATATAATCCTGATAATCTGGAATGTTAGATGTTTGCAAAAGCGTCTTAAGTACCTGCTCCATTCTAAGCAAAATCCCAATGCTAGGCATCTTAGATCCTAGATTAAGTAATTTTTCCATTTGTGCGGGCAATTCATTTTTCTGTGCAAAGTGTAACATACCAGTAGCCTTAAAGTCAAGTCCGATCTCACCAATTTGTTTTAAATCAAGTTTAGGTACTTTGAGAGGCGGAAGAAGTTGCGGCTCTTGACCGGTCATCTGGGCCTCCAAAATAATTTTCTCATTTAGAGGGTTGGGGATTTCTTTAATACCAATTGTTCTGTTGGCCAATGTTTGAAATCTGTCAACGAATTTAGGATTCGTTATTATTCTAAATACTTTTCTAAGCATGGGCACAACAAAATCTTCTGTATATTCTTTTGCTGTTTTAAGAAAACGTTTTTCAATGGCCTGCATTTTTAATTGTGTTTGACCAAGCGTTTCATCTGAGTTATTGTAAAGCGGTTCAACACCCTGATACTGTCTTGAAAGGGCAGTTGCATCCTGATGAACCTGATCAAGATATCCGATCACTTCAACTACTTCGTTCATCTTATTTGAGCCAAAGTGCTTAACATCAATAGCATTCATTTTGCCATTTCTGACTCTCCATCTAGCTAGAGGCTCAAATGCAATACTCGATGCGTCAGAAACATTATCTTCGTCAATAACCAGAATCCCTATTCCATGAATTTTTAGCGTGTCCATGCCAATGTTAACAAGAGAATTCACAAGGTCCTGTACACCAATAACATTAGCGCAAAATCCATTTCCGTAACCGTGATATAGTTTTCTTTTGGTTCGACCGCGTACATAAGGGATCGTCTCATAATCATTATAGTTGTCCCTAAGAACAATGGTTTTATCTGCTATGGTTAGAACTCGCCACTCTCTTCCCATATATTCAACGGGGGAGCCGTTTATTTTTTTAATTTTCTTTACCGGTAGATATCCCCAAAATTCAGTAATATCAACGTCTTGGTATTTTTTATTGATCTTGTGCGAGGTTGCGCCCTCAGATGCGGCGAGATTCATGAACCTATCGCCTTTTTCGGCATTTTTCCCACCAAGATGTATAAGCAAATCGTTCTTCTTGCTATTTTCATATAAGGGATTATTAAGAATATCTACAATATTTTCCTGAAAATCCTCAGAAAAATATCTCGAATCCTCAAAATCACTCACGGCAATTGAATCCATTGAGCAGTCTTTTGGACTTCGGTGCTTAAAAATCAACCCGGGCTTCTTGGGGTTGATCATCATTTTCATGAAACTTGTTCCAATATTACACGATTCCTGCAAAACATATCCATTTTGAATCCAAAAACCACCACTGTTAAGCAATATATCAATAAATCTGGTAAGATTTGTTTCTAATTCCCTATCCTGTGAATCAATTCCACTAAATGCGTAAAAACGTCTATCCCCAAAAACCATTTCACTAAGAATGGCGCTCGACAATTCTGCTGTCTTAAATTGTAGCGGGATCATGATCTGGGTTTGCCACTCTTCTTTATCACTCCAATCAGCAGGTGGGGTACAATTTATTTGCTTTTGTACCTCGATCCATGTTTTCATGAATTTAGATTTATAATTATCACCAGCACGCTTTAGCTCAAGTGCGGCCTCACGACGCGCTACCTCTTCATCTGTTTCAATTCTAGGGGATAATCCCACATTGTTATCTGGTTGAGGAGAAGCACCAAGATTTTCTTGGTATGATTGCTCATATAGTTGGGTTGTCACTTTCCGTCCTTTTCTTCATATTATAATACCAATATCTACACGTTTTTCTCACATCCCATTTCGCATAACATGGTACATTGGTTTCATATCTCATTTTGTTTCCCTTAAAGAAACATAGATCATTGTTCAAGCACTTTACGTTTTTTCCTTTTCGGGACATCGTAGCCTCTACAAATGTGACATATTTCTGTTTTGGGATCTAAATAAAAAATAAAATCATTTTTACAAACTTTACAAACTTTCCAATAAGCCGCCCTACCAGCCTCGTTTACTTCCTTTATAGCTTTTTTCTTTTCTTGCACGTATTTGTCCTCTACCAAAATCAAGTCCAGTGTTTTTTCGTCTTTTCAAAAACTTCAATCCGTAAATTCCCATAACATAACAATCTGATCTATCAGGGCTTTGTCCAAACCTCTTTTTAAGAGCGTCCTTTGGTTCTAATTTAATCTTTCCCGATGAAGATGGTTCATATCTTACCGCCGTCAATTGATTTATTATTTTTCTGTCTTCAATCGGATGAATCTTGTGTTGAACCATCCTATGAAGTGTGTAGAAATACATCTCCGCTCTTTGATTCAAATACCTTTCATCATCCTTGATTCTGTGTTGACCTCGGAGCATTATAACATTTTTTCCCTGCTCCTTCAACCTAAATGCTATCCCTTCACCCAATCCGTTTGCATCAATTACGATGTCCGGTGTTTGGTATTTCACGGTCATGTTAACTATTTCACCCGTGACAACCATTGGGTTACGCTCGCCAATAAGAATCTTTTGATCGATTAATTCCGTGCCTCTGAATACAAATATAGGACATTCATCTCCACCACCGGAGGGATCACAAACAACAAAGATTCTGGGGTCATCATCAGTGTAAACGTTCCTGTTTAAATCAATTATAGTATCATAAGGAATAACTACTCGCTCGTCATCAGCAATAAAATCACAATAATACTCTTGCCTGAACAGGGCAGGTGTCATTTCCTTTTGGGCCTGTTTAAGCTCCTTCTCCCCCATTAACTTTGAATCTTCAACAGTTAATATCGATTTATACCATCCATCCCAGTTTTCGCAATCATTCCACATATTGTATGTGTGATTCCTTCCACGAGGAGTAAATGTAAAAATACACCAAGCCCTTTCACCCTGTGAAATCTTTCTCGTCAAAATCGGTCGAATAATGGCGGGCCATATATCAGGATCAGAGAATACCGACCACTCATCAATAATGTACCCCTGTCCATTCGTGCCACGAATAGTATCGGGGTCATCTCCCCCTAACAACCTGAAAATGGTATCGTTTTTGAATTCAATAAGTAAATCGGATTCGTTCTTTCTTTTTATATAGGGCCGCGGTAAATATCTTGGCAACATTTGCGGGTCCAACCAAGTAATACTTTTCGCCTGTTTGTATGTCGGTCCGATATAATAAAAGGAAGATTTAGGATTCCGTACAGCCTCACGAATCAAAAGATTTAAAGACATTGTCGTCTTCATGGCTCGCCTATGCCAATTTAACATGGCGAAATTAAATTTGTTGTTATCAAACTTTTTAAGAAAATCAAGTTGCCAAGGAAACGGTTGAAATTCTTTTACAGGAACAAGCAAATCAGGCATATACAAATTCCTG